GTTGACGGCTTCCTCCTCGGAGAAAGCTGAGTTCGTTTGATCATTGATTGGTCTCGATTCCCCGTAGATGGGGAGGCGATCATCACATTAAGTGGTGACCATGGTGGGCTGCGGATGACCAACTCTTTGGAGTGATCATGAAAAGCCCGCTCGATTATTACATCGAGTTGACAGCAAACGTTCTGGCTGATGTCTATGGCAACGGGTTATACCCGGACCGTGAACTGATTCGTGATGTTTCGTACATCACCCGTCGTTCACTCGCCGAAGGTGTTTCGTTCCTCACAAGGGTGCTTCCTAATCTTGGGAAAGCATTCGACTCGGGGCTTGAAACAGGCCGCTTTCTACTTCCCTTAGGCATAAAGCCTTTAGGGGGAGCGAAGATTCCCGCTTTTATGCAGGTGATCTTCAAGCGTGTTTTCGACGAAAACGGTTTTCTCCTCGAACAACCTGATCCGTACGCGGTTCAGGAAATTAGACAAGTAATGTTCTTGCTTTATAAGCTCGAACTTCCTTTCACTGACCAACAGGTCGAAAAGGTTTTGTCTAACTTCGTAGATGTCGAGAAAGAGCTTTCGAGCTCGATTATCTTCACGGACACGTCTGTGATCCGTACTGCGAAGGCCTTGATTCACGATGTACTGAAGGGTTTCGATCCTAAAGACATCTTGCCAAGGCATGGTCCTGGAGCAGTTGCGACTGGTGAGAAAGGGACCCAGAAGTGGGTCTTCAGCAGAAAGTACGCTGATCTTCACCAGTTCTACCCCTACTACGACTATTTTATCGTAGGTGGGGCAGCGGAGTTGTGTGATCGCATTTCCTGGTACAAAAATCTCTCAACCGAAGGTCACCCTGTGGCTAAGGTCGTTCTTGTACCTAAGGACTCGCGAGGTCCTCGCCTTATCAGCGAAGAGCCCCTGGAGATCCAATACATCCAGCAAGGCTTGATGCGCAAATTGGTACCGTGGATCGAAAACCACCCTTTAACAAGGGGGCAAGTAAATTTTACGGACCAATCTTTGAACCAGAGACTGGCACTCGAGTCATCCGTGACGAAAGAGTACGCCACTATCGACCTCAAAGAGGCGAGTGATCGAATACGGCTGGATTTGGTTGAGGACTTATTCCCTAAGGAGTTCGTCCGTGCGATCAAATCGTGTCGTTCCACG